CCCCAGTTTGTACAAAGGCGGGGAAAAGATTTCATAATTTCAGAGTGGAATCCCCCAGCTTCAGACCCTTCCAAAATACCAGTAAGATGAAAGTTCAAAGGGCCCCTGGCGAAACTAAATTTGTAGGGAGACCACCAGATAAGGCCATTAAACAAATTAGAGACCAGCGAGTGGTCTATGCAAAAAAACTTCAAGAGATTGACAGAATAAACAAGCTTGATGCTTTTATTGATGAGTGGTTGGCAAGTAATGGCAACGCGACCCAGGCCGCAATGAAGGTTTTTAAATGTAAAAGTCGTGCGGTCGCGGCCTCTGTAGGAAGTGAATACTTAAAGAAAGCTAAGAGTTTGGTTCGTCTTTACATGGAAGAAAAAGGTTATACCTATGGCAAGATGATTCAGACTGCGACAAACAAAATGGAAAGGTCAAAATCCCCAGAATGGTGGGACAGGTTAATGAAGCTGGCTGGCTATGAGGATTTTATGACCAAAAAAGAACCCGCCGTTTCCGTAAACATCCTGAATGCCCAGAAAGATATTTTGAAGGGCTATGTTCAGGAAGTTGATGTGGTAGATGGCGAAGATACAGAGGGTTGATTACAAAAAATTCATTGAGGAGAACTTCCTTATTTTGGACAGGGAGACCCAAACGCCCGTCCCTTTCAGATTTAATTCTGTTCAACAGAAGTATTACGAGCTTCTATTTGGCACTGGTGATATTTATCCAGCCCAAGAGGGTGTTAGGGAAATTATTTTGAAAGCTCGACAACAGGGATTTTCTTCCTTTATTCTGGCCCTCTTCGCGGTTGACTTCTTAACCCGCCCCTACTCAATTTCCATTTGTATTTCTCACCGAGTTGATTCTACTCAGCTTTTGTTTAAAAAGGTTCGTTTCTATATTGAAAGTTATCTGGGAAAGGTGGCCAAAGCCCAAGGGTTCAAGCTTGATGCAGACACAATGCGGCAATTTTATAAGTCAGACAATAAAGGACTGATTGAAAATGCTACCAACCATGCAATGTTTTATATCGGTACGGCTGGAAGCAAGGTTGGAGGCCGAGGTGGCTCTGCAAGAAACATTCACTTTTCTGAGGCGGCATTCTATCAGGACACGGAATTAATTACCGCTCAAGAGATTATTGTGGCTACCGCCCAGCAAGTTCCGCAGGGCAAGGGAATGATTTTTATTGAGTCAACGGCTAACGGTGAAGGAAACTTCTATCACTCGGAGTGGGTAAGAGCCGAGGAGCATAGAAGCTCGTACCACCCCAGGTTTTTTGGTTGGCAGGAGTTTTATTCACCCACCTGGGTTGAAGAAAAAAGAAAAGAGTTTCCAAATGACAAGCTTTGGAAACAGGAATATCCCGCAACAGCAGAAGAGGCTTTTATAACTTCTGGTTCTCCCTACTTTGATGCCGAGAAATTGAATGAAATGTTAAAGGTGGCGCCTATTCCAGTTGAATTTGGAAGGATTGCCCCAGACGGTCATTTCTTGTGATATGGAATATAAATCAGACCAACATTATCCGTGTCGAATTTATAGAAAGCTGGAGATTAATGAGCAGCTAGTGCTTTTTGCTGACCCAGCCGAGAGCCAAGACTTCTGTGCGGCAGTTCTTTTCTCTAAAAAGTTTATGGATTTTCCGATTATTTTTAATGAAGTAATGGAATCCTCTCAGTTTGGGTATGAGCTTCAGAATATCTGTAAATATGTCCAGGTGCGAACCAACCTCTGGCCGAAGTTGGCAGTTGAGCGGAATACTGGTCAGGCCACAATTTTTGTACTTCAGCAACTAAATTATCCGAATATGTTCAGAATGGTTGACTTTACCTCAATGGCGCCCCATGAGGCAGGACAACTTGGTTGGATTACGACGGGTCATATTTCTGGGGGAGAGTTACAGGGAACTCGAAGAAAGATGCTCGACGATTTGGCTTTATCAATTAAGCAAGGACAGATTAAGTTGTATGACAAGGAACAAATTACTCAGCTTAAAACCTTTGTGATTGTAAAAGGTCGTGCTCAGGCCCGCGCGCACAGGCATGATGATTTAGTTATGGCGACGGCTGGAGCTTTGCAGGTTTCCCAATTAACCCCAGATGAAGATTTCGGTGAATTTGACCCAGAGGCATTAAAGCAGCATCGAGAAAAATGGAGGTTTAAGTAATGGCCAAGAAAAAACAGCCCGAGATTCCTACTTATGAACAGCAGGTTGTTCAGAACGAGCAGTCGTTTAAGGTGTTATTGAAAAATGTCCGACCAGATATTTTTGTTTTGATGGATTTACTTGATGTTACTGGAATTAATTCCTACGTGATTTTCCATGTGATTAAGCACTTAAATAATTTGCTTCTAGGTACGAAATATGGCAACGTTGTTATTACTGTTGAAGACGGAGTTGTGACATTTGTTCGTGGAGAGGAAGCAACAAAACTCAATGAAAGACTTAAAAAATAAAATAGCGTGTCTTGACAAAGAGCGTTTTGGTTTGAAAGTATTGAATTGACAAACATTATATTAACTTGATATATGGATGACCTATCGCCCACCAAAAGAAAAGAAGAAGACGTTTTCTTCGAGGTTCAGCACCACAACCAAATCGGATTTGATGAAACCGAAAAGCGCTCTACTGGTACGGGGAGGATTGGGTCAATTTCCTTCGATGAAGCGGATGAGCTTTTTCGTTCTTATATCGATGAAGAGAATTGGCCATATGACGCTCTTCTTTTTGACCCCCGTGTGTTTACCTTCATTTTTGAAAAGACTTCAAGGCTTGTCGCGAGTAAGCCCAAGGCCCATTTAATTCCTCGGGAGGGCTCAGACATTTTGGGAGCAAAAGTAAACAACGTTCTTCTGGACTATCAGTGGGAACAGGCAACTCACGGGGGAACAATGCTTCAGAAGTGGGCACTGATGGATATAAATGCCCGAAAGTATGGTGCCTCTTTTGCTTTGGCAAAGTGGAGATATGAAAAGGACGGGAATGGAGCCGTTGTTTTTGATGGTCCAGACATGCAGGTTCTTAATAATCGAGATTTCGCTCATGACCTTACTTCTACCGCGATTGAAAATGCCAACTGGATTCAGGTGCGTCAATATGTAACCTTCAACGAACTTGAAAGAGTGAATGATGTTAATCGCAATAAACCGATTTACAAAAATATGGAGCAATTGCGTTATGCAATTGGAAAAGTTGGAACTGGTAACAAATCTACAAGGGGTGGCGGTGGCGATACCCGTTCAACTAATTGGATTTCTCGAAACAGAGAGATTTCTCAATTGGAAACTGACCCCGTTGGCAAGGATGTTGTTTTCAAGACAATCGAACTTGTTACTGAATACCGAAAAGACCGATGGATAACATTTGCGCCCAAGCATGGGGTCGTTCTTCGGGACATCAAGAATCCTTACGGGAATTATGAAATTCCAGTGACGATGCTTCGTTATTACGTTATTGACGACGACCTTTATGGTCTTTCTGAAATCGAGCCAGTTAAAGGTCTTCAAAAAGCTGTCAATGCAATTCTTTGCCAGTATGTTGACGAGATAAACCAGAATCTTTATTCCCCTATTGCCATTGGTCCAGGGGTAAGACAACACACTTTGGAATGGGGAAAAGGAGCTCGTTGGATTATGAACAATCCACTTACTGATTTTAGATTGGTTGAATCCAAGTCCAACGCAGCCCAATTCTTTAATAACACTTATTCTGTTCTGATTGCGGCAATGATGAACGCTCTTGGAGAATCTTCCTTGGGTATTTCAAACCTTCAACCATACCAACAGGACAAAACTGCGACCGAGGTTAAAGCGCTTACTCTTCAGAGGAACGCTCGGGACAATTACAACCAATTGATGCTTTCTGAAGCGATGAAAAGACAACTTATGCTTTGGCATACAATGAATCAGAAATTGATTTTCTCAGACGAGAAAAAGAAATACTTTGCAGTTCGAATTGTTGGCCGAGATGCGTTGAAGTATTTCAAAGAGAAGGGTCTTGGGGATAAAATGCTTCCCGATGAAGCAGTTAAGGCTATGGGTATATTTGCCAACGAGCTTGGAATTAGGCCCGAAGAGCTTCAGGATAAAGGGATTGATGTGGAGAAAATGCAATTTCCTAAATATCCTATTAATACCGCTGAAGGAGAAGGAAAATATAATTTTGTTCCAAAACTTGAATTGACAGAGGGAGAGGAAGTAGGAAAACTTTATGTTGAACCAGAAGATATTAAAGGAATGTATGATTTTGCGGTTGATGTCCAGTCAATGACCGTGACTGCCGATGAAGAAAGAAGACAGGCTCGACAAACAGCCGTTTCCCTTCTTGTATCTAACCCAAATATCCTTATGTTGCTTCAACAGGAGGGTGTTAAGCCAAAATTCAAGGAATTGTTTATTTCATGGCTTGATGACCTTGGATTTAGTGATGCTGAAAGATATTTTGAACAGGCTGGTCAAGCCCCAGCAATGGGTGGACAGGGGGCTGAAGCGGGGGGCCAATCTATCCAGGATTTGCTAAAGATGTTTAGTGGTGGTAAATTGAATCAGAATCAACAGACTCAGGCGATGCAGGAGATTGCTCAACAGGCAAATGAAGTGATGCCTGGAACTGGCGCTAATCAATTAGCGAGAGTTACTCCTCCTAATCAGCCGACTCCGTTGACACAGAATGTTGGACAGCCTAACCCAGAATATTATCAAAACTTAGTACAAAGATATGGTGGACAAACAGGGCCAACGGCCTAAAAAACCAGACGAAGTTGAAAAGAACCTGAACGAACAGGAAGAGCGTGAACTTGCAGAAGGTCAGGCTCTGTATGAAATGGAGAAAAATAATCCAGGGTGGCAAATCATTAAAAGATGGTTAACGGATGCTGCCTATCACAGCTGGGTTGACCCAAGGACAACGAAGAATAAGAAGGAATGGATATGGCAGGAGCTTAATGCTTTCCATGCATCTAATAACGCAAAAGAGATTCTGGAAGAGATTGCAAAGGCAGTCTCTCGTGCGGAATACCTTGACAAAGTTAAAAGTGGTGAGATAGAAAGAAAGAAGATGCGGATAGTATGAAAGGACTAACGACTTATCAAGATGGCTCAAGGAGAGAGACTTTTGCTAAGCGATTAGCCAAAAAGAAAAAAAAGAAAGGAAAAAAATATGCCCGTTACAAGTAAAGCACAAGCAGGATTTATGGGAGCGATTGCAGGTGGAAAGAAAAAAGTAAAAGGTCTTTCCCGAGCAAAAGCGAAAGAATTCCTACGGGGAGTAAAAGTTAACCGATTACCTAGGAAAGCAAAGAAAAAGAAAAGATGAACAATGGACAAGAAACATTACCACCAATTCCAGGCTCAGATGAAGACACTCTTAAGTTCAATAGGATTGACCCGTTTTATCAGGTCAAGCCGAGGGAAATCTGGGACAGGAACAAAATTGTCAGGGAAGAACCAGAAGAATTTAAAAAATGCAAACATTATTTCATATCTAAGCCAGGCTCTGCAGAGTGTAAACACTGCGGTTTCGGCCTGGTGGGTAACTTTGAAGTCCAGGATGGAAAAATTTTTCATCAAGGCAAGGCAATAGGAATCTGAATCTGATTGCACTTTATAAGTTTTTTACATAGTGTATAGGTCACCTACCGAGGGAGAGATGCTCAAGCTCCCGAAAACAATCGGGCA